CTACAACACGAAACTCCTTGGCAGGGAATTGAACGTCTTGAGCCGGGTAGATTGTATCACAATCATGAAGTTGCCAACAGCCTAGACAACATATGGTCATGGATCAAGCCCAACGGCGACCGGACATTTGACGATGCCTATCAAGAGTTTGATGCGGTATGGTCTCGAGCCATGCGCATTATCCGTCCTGATTGTGCCACTGCTCTCAGTTATTCGGGTGGTCTGGACAGCAGTATCATTCTGCGTGATTTGAATCCTGCACAGTTGATTGCCATCAACATGACCGGCAAAGATCCTGTTACAGATCGTGTGCGGGAATTTTTGTCTCCGATTCAACAACAACGTTTGACTGAGGTTTTGGTTGACTATGAACAATATGCTCAAGAATACATAAAACTCACACAGCGTACTCAAATGCCTGCACAAAGTTGGAGTTTCACAGGCAAATGGATTGCGGCGCAGGCTTGTACCGCTCGAGTAATGTTTACCGGCCTGGGCGCTGATGAATTGTTTGGTGGGTATGGCATATACCAAAATCTAGCATATACCACAGAACATTCCGTTAGTCCTTACAGCCATAGCATGGACTCCAGAATGTGGCAACAATGCCTAGAAGTTTATGACAACGATCCTAGACAGGCCACGTTGTTGGCCGACTACTGGAGTCAAGTCATAGGATGTGATGCTCCAGGGCTAGATCGAATTGGTGGAGCACACGGAATTGAAACACGTAATCCGTTTTTGCTCAAGAGCGTGATGACCTTTGCTTTAAACTTGCCTTGGGAATTCAAAGTAAATACAGTTCCCAAGCCATTGATACGAAAGAAATTTTTGCAACGCTGGCCAGAACATTTGTTGTTGCCCAAGATGGGCTTTGCTGGACATGCCAATGATGCATTGCCTTGGTTGGGAATTGATATTGAATCAACTGGTGATCGTCATCAGGACTGGAAACAAATAGCACAAAAGACTTTTTATGAAAACTCAAAAGTATAATCAGCCCTGGACACATTGGATAGCAGATGACTTCTTGACAGCCGAGTGCCTGGCCGAACTCAAATCAGTTGACCATACAGGATCACAACCTTTACCTGGACGCAGAGTAGGCGGGGATCGCATTTTTATTGGTCCCGAACATGCTGAACAATACCCACACATGTATCAGTTGTGGCTGGGTCTACACACAGGCGAGATGAAACACTACTTTGAATCACACACCGGTCTAGACTATACCAATCTATATCCTAGAGTAGAAGTGATATCGGACCATGGTGATTTTTATCTTGAGCGTCACCATGATCTTCTGGAAAAAAGACTCACAGCCTTGGTCTATACTGATCATGCCCAACTGTATCCGGGTACCATGCTAGAAGGTGGGTATCAGGTAGAAAGCCGCGACAATCGTTGCATGTTCTTTGTGCCTAGTACGGATACCTGGCACAGTTATCCGCTTACACATTTTGCGACTGTGCGCAGAGCCATGCAGATCAATTACTGGACCGAGCCATCACCACTCGGGCCATGACTTTAGGTCATCAAACCACTCAGGTGTAAATTTGGTATCCGGGCGGTCCTGAAGATATTGATATAGAGTATCTACGCAAAATTTTTCTGGTGGGGTGACTGCCGCAGTTTTTAAACTGGAATATTCGTACCAGAATATACCATAAGGTGCTTCGGGATCGGTCAATTGAAACAAAAACAATTGTTCACGTCCATAATCAAATGCCTTACACAAAAAAGCAAAGTGCTCAAAGTCACGAACCTGTTCTAGATGTGCAAAGCGACTGGCATGTTCTTGTCTAGTACAAATAAACGCCGACATAGTTGCTAGGCCACTGATACGTTCTACTGCCCGCAGTCGACTTTCGCCGTTGTTGATACCATATTTTTCTTGACCATCATAGAATATGTTCATGGGCTTGACAATACCTTGTTTGCGTATGTCATCAATCCACATGTTTAATTTTACAATGTTGGCAATGTCGTAGTGATTTCTTGGGTCATTGATAAACCCATCTATTCCCACTGTTTCAATGTGATCGTTGGCCCAGTCACAGATATCCTGTAGAGATTGTTGATATCGTATGGTTTCCTTGGGCACCGCAGGATCGTAGAATATACAATGTGCCCCGTTGTGAAAACTTTGATAAATTGGATCGGGTTGTGAGTTCAGCGGGTAAGTTACCCGTATGGTGGGATTATTCCAGTACATACAAATACTTAGTAAATACTTTCTATGATAGAAATATTAGGCCCTACATATCGCTATCATGGCGAGATTTTAGACAAACCAGAAATAATTTTGATTCGTGATCATCATTATGATGATATCGGTCATTGTTTTCATGTAAAAACTTTATTGGACAACAGCACCTGTGACCCCATGAGTCATTTTCTGATCTCGGATCATGTAAATCACAGCGACGAGATGTATCCTTACACACTGTTGTGCTTGCCTGTGTTTATGGCACAACAATCCTCCCAGTTCGCACTAAAAAATATACAGTCCAACTGGAACAACAAGACTGTTGCATTTAACTTTATGATCAACAAGCCAAGACCCAATCGAGAGTTCTTGCTGTTGCTGATCAAGCATTTTGAGTTGGATAATTACACCTACTCGCTGTGTTGGAAAAATAAAAATATTAAAAAAGCACACTTGTTGGCTAATATTGGGTCGGAACACTACAAACAAATTATCGAAAATACCCAATCAGATATACCAGAGAGATCATATACATTTGGTCACGAGGTGTTCCTAGATCAAGGACTACGTTACGGTCAAAGTAAAAATGTTGAAGTTTATACAGAACTTTTACAATCCACAGTGTTTGAGCCCAGTTGTGTTAGTCTAATAACTGAGCCTTGCTTCTACGAACGAGAAACGCTGATAACTGAAAAAACCATAATGGCCATATATGGCGGCACATTACCCGTCTGGGTAGGTGGTTGGGGCATACCCCAAAATATGCGTCAGTTAGGGTTTGATGTGTTTGATGATATTGTGGATCACAGTTACGAACACATGGAAGATCCATGGGATCGTGTATATTATGCTGTGGAGAAAAATTTACATCTACTCAAGGATACCAAAGTCACGCAAGAATTTATAAAACGCAATCATGCAAGACTACAGCACAATATGCACCTGATCAACAGCAATGTTTTTCAAAAATACGTAATTAATCAAATTGAAAACTACGATCCTGCTCTCCAAGAATTTCTCAAGTCAATAATGTAGGGCCAAGGCTTTCGAGATCAACTGCCTCTCAACTATAAATTATGGTGAACACATGATAGAAATTTTTGGCCCAACATATCGATTCAACGGTGAAATATTGCACTCCCCTGAGATTATTTTTGTAAATGATCATCACTACGACGATGAGCTCAACTGCTTTCACATAAAAGTTTTGTTGGAAAACAGTGTTTGCGATCCCCAACAGCACCTCTTGGTATTTGATCACATGGCACACCAAGACCAACTGCAGGATTATAATCATGTGAGTTTGCCCATTTTTCTAGTCAAGGCCGCTGAAGAATTTAAACAAAAAAATATTCGGCCCAACTGGAACAACAAAAACACTAGGTTCAACTTCATGATCAACAAACCACGACACAATCGAGAGTTCTTGCTGTTGCTGATCAAACACTTTGAACTTGTTGATTATTCTTACTCGTTGTGTTGGAAGACTACCAATCTCAAAAGAAATCACATGATCAGAAACACACAGTCTGATGTTTACAAAAAGATCATAAGTGATACACCAATGAATATACCGGAAAAAACATACACATTTGGTCACGAGATTTTCATGGAACATGGTCTACGTTACGGGCACGTTACAAATGCTGAAAACTATGAGGGCTTGCTACAATCCACAGTGTTTGAGCCCAGTTGTGTTAGTTTGATCACTGAACCTAGTTTTTATGAACGCGAGACGTTACAAACAGAAAAAACCATAATGGCCATGTATGGCGGCACATTACCCGTCTGGGTAGGTGGTTGGGGCATACCTGAGAGCATGAGACAATTGGGGTTTGACGTATTCGATGACATCGTAGATCACAGTTATGAAAAACTTGCAGACCCCTGGGACCGTGCCTACTGTGCTGTGGAGAAAAATCTAGATCTCCTGCGTGATCCTGATCTAGCAAAAGATTTTCTATTGGCCAATCATGCAAGACTACAGCACAATATAGACCTTGTGGAACAAAATGTATTTTTAAAATACTGCGATGAAAAAATAAGTCAATTTGATCAACCAACCAAATCAATATTGCGCAAGCTCTATACCAATTCAGGTTCGATCCAGATAACGCAAAAACTTTTCTAAGTCACCATACATGGCATACATGATGGCCTGTTGATCACCAAACAACATCAACCGAGTGCTTTTGCCGCCCTTGAGAAAGTAAGGGCAGTCTAGTTTTCTACTCAGTGTCATCAACAGACTGGGACTGAGTGCGTGAGTGAATTCAAACTCGTGTGATTGGATCTTTAACAGTCGAAACACATCTAGTCCATATAGGCTCAATCTTAGACCTCCATCGTCCCGACTATCTTGCCACCAAGTCTTGAGAGCAAACTGGTGCCCAGGACGGTCCTCCTCGGGCAGTTGATTTAACAGTTGTTGGGTGAGTTGTTGTTTATTTGGCATCGGGGTATACTTGCGCCCCCTGCGTCAAGAGCACGACTGTAAACTTGTCGGTCTTGAATTGTGTGTTGAGTTTACGGGCCAAGTTCTTGGCATGGCCAGGATTTGAGAATGAAACCTTCTTGTACTTGGGTCCTGGATATTGTGTGAGCATGTTAGAAGTTTTTAAGTTGATAGGTTTGGTATTAAAAAATACTGCCCACACTCCTTCCGAAGCCAACACTTGTTCGGTCTTGTAAGTTACTTTGTCGGTGTGCTCGATTAATACATTTGGTTTGGGTCTCGACATCATTATCTCCGTAGTTTATTTATCTCAAAAACTACGTAGTTTTGAAACTGCCACCGCTTAATTCTACTGTAATTGTTTCCGGTTTGGATGGTGTATGTAGAGCTTCTAATGTCAGTAGCAGTTTTGTAATGTCACTGTGAAGATCTTTGGCTTCACGCATGGTCATGGTAAAATCACGCTGACCACGAGATTCGTGTGCCTTGATTGAATCAACGAAACGATTTATATGTAGGCTCATTTGATAAATTGTTCCAGAGCAGGCGGCGTCCAACCTGCTGGTTTGAGCACCTTGCCATCCTCACGTTTGCGTACCATACCTGTTTGTCGGTCAATCTTGGCAAAGTTAGTGCCCATGACTTCTTTCCAGGCACCCTCAGCATCCACACCAAGACTATGTATAGCACCAATGGTCACAACAAGTATGTCAATCAAGGCATCAAGATCGTCCACTTTTGTTTTGCTGGCCACCAACTCATCAAATTCTTCCGAAATCAGATTGCAATACAGTTGATATTGTGCTTCGTTAAATTCACCCACAGTCTGTTCGCAGGCTCGCATAAATTTTTCTTGATCACGAAAGGGATTTGTCATTTGCTTGTTCTTTGGTTTGAAAGGGACCTTGATAGGCATAACGCTCCAAGGTGATGAGTTTGGGGTGTTGAACCACTCGCCACTTGCGATGTTGCTTGACACGGTACCAGCCGGCAGCAAACCACGACTTAGATTTGTCTTCCCTGGTGAACAGTGGCAACCGGTGTTTGACATCCCATAAGGGATTGAATACATCGCCCTCGACTTCGTGTCCATAGACCATGTTTGGTGGCAATGGAGTTACAGTTTCAGCCGGCTCGAACTGGATCCCAACCGCCTCTCGAGCCATCTTGATTGTTTTGTAACTGATTACACTGTCAAGGATTTTTATTGTACAGTTACCGTTCTCTTTTAGTTCAAGTTGGCCAATCTTGCGATTATCCTTCTTGAGTATCCAATACTGGTTCTCCACCACGGGTTTGGCTAATATCATCTAATACTCCTTTGTATGTTTCGTTCATCCAGCGACTGACTTGATCTGCGCTGTCACTGAGTTTGGTCAATTCGTATTTGCCACAGAATTTTAGGAAGTGTGCGCCTACCATGCCAACGTCCTTGTGTGAAATTTGTTCACGAATGCAACCATCCACGATAGCCTTGACATCTTCGGGTTGTGCTGTAAGGTCAATCAAGGTACAGTTACGTTCGTAGTCATCTAACACACGGTGTTCTTGTCCATTATGGTCGGTCCAACGTTGCAACATTAGATTGTTCCAATTGTATCCGCGCCGGTCTCTGTCTCCAAAGGCCTCACGGAGACCAACTTTATTCTTTGTGCCTTTCTCACGTACTCCAGGATATGCACTGAATACGTTGTCTGAGGTGTCGCCACGCATACACTTCTCAAATAGCAACCAGGCTGGATCTGGGATCGTTTTTGGCTGTTTAGTTTTCTTATCATTGACACGGTTACCTTTAGCATTGAATATGCCCTCCAAGGTCAAAAGTTCATCTGTAATACCATTGTATTGCGTGACGTTGGCGGCCAGCAACTGCACGAAGTCAGTGTCTGAACTTACAATAGTGTGTTCATCTTGGGGGTGTAAAGAGATCCAACGTGCTATAATATCATCTGCTTCGGCAGTGGCACAACGGATCACACTACAATTTGTTTTCGTAGCCAAGTATTTAGTCAGTGCATCATACGTCTCCCAGAACAGTTTATCTTCTTCTGCTTCTGTTTCGGTCATTGCGCCACGTGCTACAGCACGGTTTTTCTTGTAGGGCTCGTAGAAGTCCTTGCGCCACGACCGTCCTTCTAGTGCGAACACCACATGATCTGCTTGAAAACGCCGGGCCACTTTGTTGGCGGCCATGATTGTCACATGCAGGGCAAAGCCCAGTTTGGTCCATGTGTCGCTGGCACGGTGTGCGCTGTGTCTAGCACGGAAAAACATGTTGGCTGTATCAATCAGTAGGTATTTCATTGGGCACAATCAAGTTGTTATCGTAAATGTATTGTAACACATACTCGGCCCAAAAGCAATGGGCATCAGCACCAAAATGGTAACTTTTGGGGTTAACATACTCAAAACCGTTGTTTCTACACACAGCACTATAGGAATGATCTATGGAATATGGCTTGATATATGCTGTTCCCCAATCTTGATCTGCTGGCAATTCACTAAATGTGCTGTGCCCGTTGAAAAACAAGTGTGGGATTTGAAGTTGGATTAACTCCTGGTGGAATGCCCAAATTTGGTCATGTGCTCTACGAGTGGCCGTTTTCCAATCCACATCAATTACATATTGCTTGTAACGATCCCGTAATTCAGGAGGCACTATATCCCATCCACTGGCATTTACCTGATACCATATGCTGTTGTGAAACCACTCTTCTCGTTCCCAAGTTGACCATTGTATGATCATAAATGTATCGGTCAACTTGTCCGGATTGTTTTTGATCCAATCACGTGTGGTGCGAATCATGCGATCGTTGCTGGAAGCAGATTCAGCATCGCAATGCATTTCAACGCCAAGGCTTTGAGCCAGTTGTGTACACCAACTCACTGCTAGGTTTGCAGGATGTGGTCTGCGATCTATACCGTTCCGGCCATCGTCCACAGCAAACACTTCATTCACTGCGGCCTCGGCTGCCGCAGTATGACTACACCCATTCACATACAATATCATCGTTGTAGTAGAACTTTTTCAGTTTCAGCAGCCACCACACGCTTGCGTAGACTTGAACTGGAGAACGAATGATCTCTACTGTTAAATATATGTTCAATCTGCATAGACTGCCCTTCACTACGTCCGGTAAAGTTTGTGTCCTCATACTCGCTGCCTAAGATGCGTACATCAATTGGTAATGTAAGAATTAAA